GTAAGTTTTCCGTAAAGATATATGTTATTATAATAGCATAGAAAAAGGCGCAATTGATTTGCGTCTTTATTTTTTAGGAGGCAGAAATGAAAGAGCAATATAAAATCTTTTGCGATACGTACTTACAAACCTTTAATGCTTCCATAAGTTACGCTAAAGCCTTTCCTTTGGCAAAAGAAGGTACTTGCATGGTAAATGGGTGTAAGTTGCTTAAAAGGCAAGAAATACAGGAGTATCTAAAAGGAAGATTTAAAGAATTAGGAAAAGAAAATATAGCTAAGATAGAAGAAATTTTAGAGTATTACACAAAGGGTGTAAGAGGAGAACTAAAAGAAGAGGTAGTTGTAACGGAAATGGTTGGAGATGGGCTTAGCGAAACCAAAATAGTAATGAAGCAAATAGCCATTAAAGACAGGACTAGATGTGCGGAACTCCTAATGAAAAGACTGGAATTAGTTGAGGAGGATAGGCAAGACAATACGTTTAGGGTTGAACTTGTTAATGCACAAAATGAATAATTTAAAAGTTACAGTTAATAAGCATTTTAAAGAGTTTATAATGGATTGGGATTATAAGAATTATTTTTTGGTTGGTGGATATGGTAGCAGTAAAAGCTATAATGTAGTGACTAAAACTACGCTTAAACTATTAGCAGAAAAAAGAACTATGTTAGTAGTTAGGGAAGTGTATGACACTATAAGGGATAGTTGTTTTTCCCTCTTCAAAGATGTAGCTGAAAACATGGGGATAAGTGATTATCTAAAGTTTAAAGCTTCACCAATGCAAATTGATTTCCCTAATGGTTCTAAAGTTATATTCAAAGGAATGGATAAACCAGCCAAATTAAAGTCTATTAATGGTGTGTCTATTATATGGCTAGAGGAATGTTCAGAAGTGAAATATGAAGGGTATAAGGAATTGTTAGGGCGTTTAAGACATATGGAAATGAGTAATCATATTATTTGTTCTACTAACCCAGTAGACAAAGCGAACTGGACTTATAAATTCTTTTTTAAAGATGAAGATAATGGTAATTTTGTACTAGATGATGAAGAGTTATATAAGAAGAGGGTTATTAAGCATAATAACACTTATTATCATCATAGCACTTGTGATGATAACTTTTATTTACCACAGGATTATAGAGAAGAACTTGAAAAGATGAAAGGCTATGACCCGGACCTTTATAGGGTTGCTAGAAAAGGGCAATTTGGTGTTAATGGAACTAAGGTTCTGCCACAATTTCAGATAATGCCACATGAAGAGGTGCTAAACTGCATAGGAGATATACCACAAAGATTTTATCGTTATGGTATGGATTTCGGGTTTGAAACATCTTACAATGCTTTAGTTAGCATAGCGATAGATGACAAAAACAAGCATTTATATATTTATAGAGAATACTATAAAAATAAAATGACTGATGATAAGACGGCAAAGGAAATTGAAGGCTATAAAGGTAAATTGATAGTTGGCGATAGCGCCGAACCAAAAACAATTAAATACTACCAACAGCAGGGTTTTAAAATGAAGCCATGCAAAAAGTTTGCAGGCAGTAGGCTACAAAATACTAAAAAAGTTAAAAGGTTTAAAAAAATCTTTTGTAGTGATGAATGTAAGAATACTATAAGAGAATTAAAGAATTTAACTTATAAAATAGATAAGCAGGGTAATATGCTTTATGATGAATTTAATATAGACGCACACACATTTAGTGCTATATGGTATGCTTTAGATGGTTACGAAGTGGCGGATTATAAGAGGAATTACAATAGTAGATAAGGAGGGGTTAAAGTGGAAAATATTTTAAGAGGTGAGTTTTTAAATTATTCGCTGGTGCTTGCTGATATACGCCACACTTTAAGGTTGTATGAAATATATGATGGAGTAGGACAACATTGGAATAATGTAGAAGAACAAGACTATATACCAGTTAAAAAGATAAGTAATTATATTAAAAAACTTATAAAAGAAGAAGCTAGATTTATGTTTTCTAAAACGCCAAGTATAAAAGTAATGGATAAAACTGGCGAACCTCTTCAGGAGTTACAGAAAACACTAGATGATATATTGGTAAGTAATCTTTTTGAAAATAAGCTTATAAAAGGCGCTAGGGATTGTTTTATTTCCAAAAGGATAGCTATAAAAGTAAATACGATAGATGGAGAGCCAAGAATAACCTTTGTACCTTCTACTAACTTTGCTTATTCCACCATGGAAAACAGACCGGATAAATTAAAAAAAATTATTTTTTTTGAAAAGACGGTGTGGGCTGATAGCAAAAATGATGAGCGAATTTGGAAACAAAAATACCAAATGATAAATGGCAAGTGCTATTTAACGGAAGAGGTATTAAATGGAAATGGCACTACAATTGAAGTAATAGAAAACAATAAAGATTTGGGTATGAATGAAATTCCTTGCTATATAATCCTAAATGATGGACTGAGCCATGATATATTTGGAGAAAGCGATGTAGCTGAATTAATAGACAATGGGCTTATGTATAATAAGATGGCAAGTGAAGACTTAGATACTCTTAAAAAAGGTATGAATAGGATTATCTATTCTACAGATGTAGATGAAGAAGCTAGTAAACATTTTAAACTAAAGCCCGGGGCTTATTGGGACGTTGCAACAGCAAAGGACGCAGCAGAGGGTAAGCAAGCAACATTGGGAACTTTAAATACAGATTTTGGGTATAACGAAAGAATGGAAAATGCTCTAAGCAGGATTAAAACGGATATGTATGAAGCTTTAAACATACCGATGATTTCCAATGAAGAATTAAAGGGAATGATGACAAGTGGTAAGTCTATGAAGGCTTTGTATTGGCAGTTAATAACTAGATGTGAGGAAAAATTTAAAGCGTGGAAACCGGCTTTGATATGGTTGAGCAAGTTTATTTTAATTTCCCTAAATAAAAACGTTGATAATGTTGTTATAGATGTAGAAAATAAATACCCATTGCAAGAAGATGAAGATACTATAAAGCAATTAGATTTGCAAGAAGTATCCGCCCAAGTTTTAAGCAAGAAGAGTTATATAATGAAATGGCAAAAGAAAAAAGATGAAGCAGCAGAAGAAGAATTGAAACAAATACAATTAGAGCAACAATTGTTAGAAGATAGCTATACGCAGTTTAAGGTTGAAGAAGAATAATGTCTTGTAAAGAATACTTAAATCTTTGCTATGCTGCACAGAATAAAAAACTAAAGTTAGCCAAAGCGCAGGAAAAAAAGATAGTTGAAATATATAAGGAATTATACTTAGAAACATCTAAAAAAGTACAAACTTTAAATCCCGATACGTTAGGATATAGATACAATAATGTCATGAAAGATGTGTTTGAAGAGGAAATAAGAAAAGCCAATGCCGAAGTGAAAAAAGTCATAAGGGCAAACGCTGAATTAGCAAGCGAACTTGCTAATAATGTGCAACTTGATTTTTTTAATCTACTAAATAAAAAATACAATCTAAACATGAAAAATACTTTTAAAGATATGTTTGGTGGCGTAAATAAACAGGCTGTAGATGAAATAATATTCGGCAAAGCTTATAAAGACCGTAAAGGTTTAAGTGAGAGAATATGGCAAGATACAAGGAAGAAAACTAAAGATATAGAAGAAATAGTTGTCAAGGGATTGTCTAGTAAAACAAGTGCTAAAGATTTGTCTAGAGAATTATTAGATTATATAAACCCCAGTATTAACAATCCCGAATATTGCAGTAAAAGACTTGCTAGAACTGTTATAAACCATGCTTTCCAAATGGCACAAAAGAGGAGTTGTTTAAAAAATCCTTTTGTTACTGGCATACAATGGAAAACTGGAAATCACACTCGAACTTGTGATTTGTGTAAAAGTAGAGAAGGAATTATTTATGCTGTTAAAGATGTGCCTTTAGACCACCCGAACGGAGTTTGTTCGACTATCCCGGTTATAGAGCAAACATTGCAGGAAATAGGGGTAGAATTAAGAAATTGGGTAGATGGAGAAAGAAACGAAAAGCTTGATAAATGGTTTGATGAATTTAAGGGATTAGATTAAAAATACAAGGCTTAGAAATAAATCTTTTTTTATTGCCTTTTTCTTTATTACAGGCGTAAAAGAATAATAAAGATTTAATCTAAAACCAAGAGAAAACTTGTAAAAATCGTAGGAGGATTAAATGCTAAAAGAAATATTAAAAAAACATGGAATAGAGGATAACTCTATACAAGAAATATTAAAGTCTATGGAGGAAAGTAAGGTATACATTACTAAGGAACAAAACATAGACGAAAGGTATTCTAAACTTAAAAACCAAAAAATAGAGTTGGATAAAATAGTAGCTGATAGGGATAAGCAGCTTGAAGAATTAAGAAAAAATAATATAAATAATTCAGAGTTGCTGAAACAAATAGAAGATCTGAAACAGCTTAATGAAAACTCTAAGAATGACTATGAAAACAAAATAACAAAAATGGAATTTGATTATGCATTGGATAATGCTTTAGTTGGTGCTAAATGCAAAAATAACACAGCTTTAAAAGCGTTATTAAACATGGATAATTTACAACTAAAAGATGGGGTTATTAATGGCTTGAATGAACAATTGGAAACTTTAAAAGAAAATGAAAGTTATTTATTTGAAACAGTAAATAATGCAGGAAGTGTTGGTTCTTTTAATAATAAGCAAGAACCACAAGGATTTAATTTTAATTTTAATAAGATAAGATAAGGAGAAAGAATAAATGGATACTACAATAAATTATGCAGAACAATACGCAAAGGAGTTAGCAAATGCTTATCCGCACGTTTTACATTTTGGAAGACTTTGGAGCAACGAAAATGCTGCAAAATACAAGGTTGTTGACGCCAAAACTATAAAGATACCAGTTTTAAAAGTAGGTGGTAGAGGAAATGGAGATAGGGACACAATAGGCGGATTTAAAAGGAATTTCTCTAATACATGGGAAACTAAAACATTAAAAAATCATAGAAATTGGCAAACACTAGTACACCCTATGGATATAGACCAAACTAATCAAGTAGTGTCAATTTCCAATATAACAAAAACATTTAATGAAACACAAAAATTCCCGGAGATGGACGCTTATACTGTTTCAGAACTTTATAAATTAAAAAATGCAAAAGAATCAGTTGGTGCAGAGGTTGAGATAACAGCGGCTAACGTGCTTGAGTTATTTGATAAAATGATGGACGAGATGGACGAAGCTAGAGTGCCAATGGTGGGTAGAATACTTTACGTTGATACTTTTGTAAAAACAATAATTGATAATGCAAAAGAAACTTTAAGATTTAATGGAGAGAATAACATAAGAAGGGTAGTAACAAGAATTGATGAAGTTGAGGTTGTTTCTGTACCAACCAGCTTAATGAAAACAGAGTATACTTTTGGTGAGGAAGGCTTTACAGTAGGTGGAAGTGCTAAGAGTATCGGAATGATGTTATTACACCCTTCTTCTATCCTTCCTATAGCGTCATATGACTTTGCACAATTGCAAGCGCCGAGTGCATTAACTCAAGGCAAATGGGTATATTTTGAAGAGTCTTTCGAGGATATATTTATACTAGATGAAAGACATGACGCTATAAAAATAGTTTTAAAAACTACAGGCGGCGGAAGGGCTAAAAAATAGATAGGAGTTGATACAATTGACTACCTTGGAAAAGTTAAAACTGGAGTTGAGGGAAACCTCTTCTCCTTTTTTCTCTGATGAAGAACTGAATTATTATTTAGAAAAAAATAATAATGATTTTAATAAAACAGCTTATGAATGTTTATTACTAAAAGCCGAAGATGATAGCATTAATTTAAATGGATTAACTTTAGCTAATAACAGTAATTATTGGTTAAGACTTGCGAGGAAATTTAAAATTAATGGGAGTAGGTGTTTGTAATGTTAGCTAATAAAATTAAGCCTAAAATACAGAAAGTTATAAATAAATTCCCAACAACCGTAAGTATTTACAGGAGTAATAAAAATGAATTTGGAGAACCGATAGGCGAGGAAAAAGTGATTGATGTTACAGGATACTACCATGATAGCACTAGTAGTGTTGAAACATCTTTAAGTACAAGCGAAAGCGGTTCGATAACAATAAGAAAAGCGAAATATCTAATGGTTGTACTAGATAAGGAAACTAGCAAAATAAATGTCTTTGATTATCTTTATTTAGATGGGATAAAACATAGAATTATTGATTTGGGTAATAGAAATAAATTTAATATTTATTATGATTTGTTGTTAGAAGAGGTCGTATGAGTTTTAAATTTGATGTTACAGGTATAGCTAAAGGATTAACAGAACGAGAATTAAAAACAAAAGCAGCTTTAGGGGTATATGCTAAGACAGTAGGTAAACAAATGGAAACACACGCTAAAAGTAATGCTAGATGGCAAGACCATACTGGTAATGCTAGAAATAGTTTACAAGGCGACGGAGAAATGTTTGGTAATGGTGCTAGAGCAAAACTGGAACATGGAGTTTATTATGGTATTTATTTGGAATACTGTAATGAACGGAGGTATGCTATTTTAGAGCCTACTTTAAAAGCTATAACCCCAAAGGCATTAGATGGGCTTAAAAACATTTTAAAATAGAGGTTAAAAATGTTTAAAGAAATATATTTACATTTAAAAGAAAATGGGATTGATGTTTATTCTCTAGCACAACATAAAGGGCTTTGTAATTCCAATTATGTAGTTATAAGAGAATTAGGGGAAACAAAAATAGATAAAAGTCTTGTAAGAGAAGATGTTGAACTTCTTTTATATGTACCTTTGCAGAAATATAGCAGTATCGCTAATTTCAAGGAAGAGGTAAAAAAAATAATGAAGCAATTAAGAACATATAGGCTTGTTATAACTCCAGTAACAGTAGTTATAGAAGAAGAAAAGCAGGCTTATATGTCTTATTTGAGTTATAAAAAAATAAGGAGGATTTAAAAAATGACAAAATATAAAAGTTTTCCGTTATGTGATGTTGTCGCAACACAAATCGAAATGATAGGCGATAGCACTAAATACAATTTTAGTACAGCTGATGAGGTTAGTTGTGAGCTAGTAAGTGAAGAGGGGGAAAGCTCTTCTTTAACAATTAAAAAGAAAACTATAGCAAAAAAAGATGGTGTTGACTTGATACAAGGTTACGATTTAACTATTAAAGACAATGTATTTACGCCCGAGATGATTTGCGCTATACAAGGGGGAAAGATAGAAAAAAGCGGTTCTGATTTTAAAAAATATACAGCGCCAACAATCGGAGTAGCCCCAACATTAAAGGCGTTTAATACGCATTTTTATATAGAAGTTGTAGGAGAAGATGGAGCGACAGGGGAATATTTAAAATACACATTCCCGAATTGTAAGGGTTCTTTAATTTCCCCAAGTTTTAAAGATGATGAGTATTACAGTAGTGAATATACTATAAAATCCCGTCCTGCATTAGGACAAGGTGCTTATACTGTTGAATTGGTAGATGAGTTGCCGGAAGATGTTGAACTGTTTGAACACGCTGCTATTGCATATGCAAAAGAAGAAGCGGTTTTGATTAATGAAGACTAGAATTATCTAGTCTTTTTATTTTAGGAGGAAAAAATGCAAGTTACAAGTTTAGAACAATTAAAAAATATAAAAACAACAGCTATTGTTGAGTTACCCCAATTTGAAGATGGCACGCCTTTTGTTGCAGAATTAAAAAAACCTAATATGTTAAGTTTAATGGCAGCAGGGAAAATACCTAATAGTTTGTTAAATATCGCTAGCGATATGTTTCAAAAGGGGAAGACGCAACAAGTTATAGATAATGCTTTAGAAGACGCAAATAGCATGAAGGAATTATTCTCTTTGCTAAATGTACTAGCGAAAGCTACTTTAGTAAATCCGTCGTATTCGGAGTTACAAAACGCAGGGATAGAATTGAATGAACAACAATTAAGCGCAATTTTAGCTTTTGCACAAGGGGGCGTAACAGCGCTGGAGCGATTTTGTAAGCAGTAAAGATATTATAAGGGTTATAAATGTAGCTAATAAATTTAATAAGTTACCTTCCGAGATTGTTTATATAGAAGATGAGTATGTGGCTTTCTGTTTTAATGAAGCTTGCCATTACATTATGGCTATGATAGAAAGTGGAAAAAAACCGAGATTTAAGGAAGAAGAAAAGACAAAGACAGAATTAAGACAAGACAACATAGATTTAGCCGCTAAACTTAGAGAATTGAAGAAAGGAGGTAATTAAATGAGTATTAATGCAGGAAAAGCGATTGCTTATTTAGAGTTAGATAGTAGCAAGTTTACAACAGGGTTAAAAACAGCACAAGAAAGTTTAAAAAACGTTTCCTCTGAAACGACATCTTTTTCCCAAAAAATGTCCTCTATGGGAAGTGGTCTAAAGCAAGTTGGCTCTACCTTATCCCTTGTAAGTGTGCCATTAATTGGAGTAGGTGCAGCTGCGGTTAAAACAGCGGCTAATTTTGAAGCTGGAATGAGCGAGGTAAAAGCTATTACAGGGGCGACAGGGTCTGAATTTGAAGCTTTAGAAAAACAAGCTAAAGAGTTAGGACGTACAACTAAATTTAGCGCAACTGAAGCGGCTGAAGGTATGAAATATTTTGGTATGGCTGGATATGATACTGATAAGATTTTAGCAGCTATGCCAAACACTTTAAATCTTGCCGCTGCTTCAGGTACTGATTTGGGAATAACTTGTGATATTGTTTCCGACGCAATGAGTGGCTTGAAAATGAGCGCCGAAGAAACTGGAAGGTTTACTGATGTGATGGCTGCAACTGTTACCGGTGCAAATACGAGTGTGGCATTGATGGGGGAAACGCTAAAATATGTTTCTCCAGTTGCGGGAACACTTGGTATAAGCATGGAAGATTTATCTTTGGCTATAGGTATTATGGGTAATAATGGAATAAAAGGTAGCCAAGCGGGGACAGCATTAAAAGCAGGGCTAGTTAACCTTGTAAAACCAACCGATACAATGTACGCCGCTATGAAACAGTATGGCATTTCTTTAAAAGAAAATGAAGATGGCTCGGTAAATCTAAGGGAAACCATGGAAAATTTAAGAGAAAAAATGAGTGGGCTTTCCGAAACAGAACAGGCGGCAGCTTTAGCAGCTATCTTTGGGAAAGAGGCTATGGCGGCATGGGGTGCGATAGTAAATGCAAGTGAAGAGGATTTCTATAAATTAGCAGAAAGTATTGATAATTCTAATGGTATGGCTGCTGAAATGGCGGAAATAATGCAAGATAACTTACAAGGAGCATTGACCGAGTTAGGAAGTGCTTTTGAAGGTGTTTTGATAACTATAGGGGACGCGTTAATCCCAATTATAAAAGAAGTTGTGCAAAAATTAAATGATTGGTGTACTTGGTTTAATACTTTAGATGAAGATACACAACTATTAATTGTAACGATTGGTGGTTTGGTAGCTGCTTTAGGACCAACATTAATGCTAATTGGAAGCCTTATAGGTGCAGTAGGGAATATAGTAGGGGCTTTTGGATTGTTATCCGGAGCGGCTATTCCTTTAGTTATATTAGCATTAGCGGGGATAGTGGCGGCAATAGGAGAAAATGAAACTGCCTTACTAGGCTTGCAGGAAAAGTGGGGCGACTTTGGGCTTGTTATGTCGGCTCTATGTGAATTTATAAGTGGATTATGGGATTTAACCATTACCGGAATAATGAACGCTCTTACTTTCTTAGTAGAGGCTATGGCAGCTCTTTTAGATGGACCAGGTGGCAAAACTGTTTCCGACGCTTGGGAAAGATATACAGCTAAGCAAGAGTTAACAGTACAAGAAGGTATGAGTAAAATATTATTAACAACATCTAGAGGACTTATGAACCTAAGAAATATGACTGATGGTGAATTGGAAGAATTGGTTAATATTTATGAAAATGCCATGGAACAAGTGCCTTTAATTGCAGAGGAAAAATATGATGAAGCAGCTAAGAATATAGCTGAAACATTAACTGGTATGAACTCTTACCAGCTTGATACTTTGTCAAGTATGAATGATACGACTAGATATCTATTCGGAAACATAAGAGAAGGCATGACGGTAGAAGAAATAATCCCTATACTTGTAAATAGCTTTGAAACAATGCAAAAAGCAGGCAAGTTAAACGTTGAGGATTTGGAAAAAGCCATGACTAGCGGTATGGAAACAATTAGAAGTCAAATGACTACAAAAACTAAGGAAGGGGCTAGCAATGTTGATAATAATATGCAACAAGCTAAAGATAGTGTTGAAAATGCGACAGATGAAATCGCAAATGTGGTTGCGGAGAATATGGAAACAGCAGCTAAAAACATGGACGATACTACTGGAGAAATGCCTAAAACCGTAGAAGGCAACATGAATAAAGTTGCCGAAAGTATAAATAAAGCTATGGATAATGTTAAGACGGATACTAGTACTTCCTTAAATTCTCTTAAAGATGAACTTAACAGTGCAGTTGACAACATGAATAATAAGCTTGGGGAGTTAGGACAGGCAGCTTATAATGCTAAAGCTAAAATATATGATTTTGCAGCTGGCGCAATGTCTTATGTATCAACTATGGCTAGAAATGTTATAAATGATTGGAATAATGTTGTTAACTCTTTAAATAGGAGTGTTACAGGAACTGTAACAATAAATAGAATTATAAATGAAAGTGAAAGAGGGGTACAAACAATAGCGGATAATGAAGGGATTGAAGCTTATGTAAATACAGCTAATAACAGTTGTCTTGAAGTTGAAAATCTTAATAGAATGGCTAAGAGTGGTAATATAGCTATTTCTAATTTGCTTGATAATGCTTTTTTAAAAGCTGCTAAACGAAAAGAGGATAAGAAAAAAGAAGATAATAGCACTATTGTAAATTTAAATTTAAATATAGAAAAGGTCGAAAATAGCAATGAAAGAAGAATTGAAGATTTCGCTGACGAATTGGCTTTTTATTTAAAAAGAAAAAATATAGGTCTAGGGAGGATTTAATGAATTACTATGTAACTGCTGATGAATTAACTCCGTTTTTTTATGGTGGCGTGGATAGTGCCACCTTTAATTTATATCTTACGGATTTGGGTGACTTATACAATAGTTTTGAAAGAGATATTGAATTTATAGAAGTTGCAGGAAGAGATGGGGATTTGCTTATAGATAATAAAAGAAAAAAATCTAAAGAGGTTACTTTTACAGGGTTTATAGATATGGAACAAAATGAGGTATCTATGCCGATACTTGCAAAAGCGATAGAGGATTGGTTGCAAGGAGAAGTTAAATATAAAGAATTAATTGTAGAAAATAAAACATATAACGCTATTTGTATAAATCAAATAAGCATAAAAGAAGTGATGGAACAATTAGGAGAAATACAAATAAAATTTAGAATACAGCCACCAAAAACAAAGGGGTGAAGAAATGGAATTATACAACAATACAGGAGAAATATTATTAGGGGTCTTAGAAAATGCAATAAGTGCCACGGTTGAAGAAGAGAGAAACGGTAATTTTGAATTAATAGTATCTTATCCGATAAATGATGATTTGTACTTATCTTTAGAGGAAGAAAATATCATAGTGGCAAATGCAAATGATACATTAAAAGACCAAAAATTCGTTATTTACAAAGTTAGTAAGTATATGAAAAACCAAATTACCGTATATGCAAGACATATTTCTTTTGATTTAATGCATGATATTTTAGAAAATGAAGTATCGTTTGAAAAACAAAGTTGTGAATATGCTTTGAATGAGATATTTAGAAATAGTATTTCTTCTAAACATTATCGAGGTTTTTCTGATATAGTTAATGCGCAGAAATTTAAAGTTAGCAAAATAAATTGCTTGAGTGCTATAGCAGGAACTAAAGGAAGTATTATTGATACATTTGGAACTGGAGCGGAAATATTAAGGGATAATACTAATATCCATGTTTTAAACCGCCGAGGGCATGATAATGATGTAAGCATTGAATATAGAAAAAATCTTACTGGGCTGAGTGTTGATGAAGATACAAGCGAACTAGTTACTAGAATAAAAGCGTATGCAACGCAAAAAGATAATGAAAGTAATGAAACCATTGTAACTTACAAAGGTTATATAGACGCGCCTAATATAGATAAATTTTCAAAGCCTTTTAGCAAATGGATTGATTATTCCGATAAATTTGAACAAGGGGAAGGGATAACCGAAGAAAAGCTGAAAATATATGCAGAAAGAGAGTATACGGTTAATAAAGTCCATATTCCTAAATGCAATTATAAACTAGAATTTATTCCTTTAAGTAAAGTTGTGGGATATGAAGGTTTAGAAGATAAAATAAGTCTTTGCGATACGGTAACAATAAAAGATACTAGATATAATATAAATACCCAAGCGAAAGTTATAAAAACTGTATATAATGTTCTTTTGGAAAGATATGACAGCATAGAATTAGGAGAACCTAAAACAGCTTTAGGGGATATTATAAGCGGTATTACCTCTTCCAATACAAGCAGTAGTACCAACAAACCTAACAATGACTCCAGTAAGGACGACGTTATAATTGATTTAGATAAATTTCCTAATACCCTGCCCACTGCTCCAGTTTTAACAGGCGAATGTGTTGGTTTCCAAAGCGCTTCCCTTTCTTGGACTTATGAAAATAAACTTTACTACACGTATGAGTTGTATGCAAGTAAAACAAAGGATTTTACTCCTAATAGCTTTGATTTAATATTTGAGGGGCAAGCTAGCACATTTACGCATGAAGTAAATCCGGGCGAAACTTGGTATTATAAAGCGTGTGCAAAAAACACATATGGGAATAGAACGGAATTTAGTAAGCAAATCACTATAACTACAACAAAAATAGAAGACTTTGACCA